CGCCTGCCGCCGCTGCACCCAGGAAATCCAGCAGGCCATGCGCAAGAAGCCAAAGCCAAACTGGAACGAAACGGTGCCTCCCATCATCAACAAGCATCACAAGAAAATTGAAGCTCTGGGAGTTAGCCTCCTGGAGTTCGTCGTCAAAACTGGCCGCCTTAACGGGCGGTTTGGAGCCGAACAATGATTCGCCGACAGATAGATACATCAACCCGATTTCTGCTTGATACCGCCTTTCACCGACTTGAAATAATCCTTGATGACGGTCTCTACCGCCACCTGCGCATGAAGCAGCCCGGTACGTCCTGTTATTACTTCGACATTATCACCTGGCCGGGATATCTGACTGTCACCGGCGACATGGGTACCTGGACATTCTCCCGTATCGCGGACATGTTTGACTTTTTCGGTCCCTGGCAAGACGGTATTAACACGGGTTATTGGTCCGAAAAGCTGGAGGCTGGCGCTGGCTATTCAGCGTGTGAGCTATTGGCGAAAGAGTACGATCATGATGCTTTTTGCCGAAGCCTGAAGGAATCAATGAGCGAGTATCTGGAAGATGCCCCAGAAGACCAGCAGGAAGACGAAGACTGGGATGATGAAGACGATACTCCAGACAGTGATAGAGCCAAGGTCCGTGAGGCGGTCCGTGAATTATGCCGTAGCGATTTCAGTAATGACTGGGAAGCATATCAGGCAGTTTATAACGCTGACTGGCCCGAAAGTTGGAGTGCGTGGGATGTCTGCGATGGGTTGACGTTCAAAACCTACACCAGCCACTTCCGCTGGATACTCTTTGCCATCACCTGGGCGATCTCCAAATACCACAACACCAAGATGGTCGATAAGTCGATGGCTACCTTCCTCGCAGTGAAAGGGTTACCAGCATGAACAGAGCCGCACCCGTTGATTTGAGGAAAAGCCTCGAAATTGCCAACCACCTGGCGCACATCGGGATTCGCTTTGTACCGATCCCGGTGGCGACCGAGGAAGAATTCCAGACGCTGGCCGCGGAGTTATCGCGACGGCTTGAGCAGATGGCAGTCGAAGCTGAGAAGAATGAAGGCGGTGCAGCATGAAGGCACTAATCACCAGGTCGCTAAAGCGGCCTTTTTTATTGCTGGCGTTCACCTTCAATCGAATTAACCGACAGTTCCGGGAGCATTGAATATGGCTCGCTACAAATTCACAAACCGTAAGGCTCGCATTGAGAAAAAGTTCAGTAAATCGGCGATGGAGCTGCTTATTCAACTAAGGCCAAGAAGCATTAACGCCGCAGATTTCACCCTTGAGTATGGTGATTTCGAAGGCCGTCATGGAACGGTTTATCACGACGAATGGCACCTTTGGGGATCCCCTGATTACTGGACTGGCGAGTGCGATAGTTACGATGCCTTTTTCGTGCTCCACGACCATTTAATTATGCTGACGCATGATCATGAGGGCGAGATGGATGCCCGCAATAAAGCTGGCTGGGACGAAGAAATAGACATCACTCCTTATTGTTCTCCGTGGCGCCTTGGCACCGTCAACCGCGCTGAAATTATCAGGCATTGCCGACAGCTCGTGTCTGCCGGTATCAACTGGGACGCATAACATGGCCGACATCATCGACACCGCAGCAGAGATTGAAGAGCTTCAGCGTAACGCTGCCCTTTCCGCTCACCGGCTAAACCGCAACGCCGTATCAGCTGCGCGTTGTGAAGAATGCGACGAACCAATTCCCGAGCCGCGGCGCGCTGCCGTTCCCGGCTGCCAGACGTGCGCGGAATGCCAGGGTGTTATCGAACTGAGGAATAAGCAGAGGGGAGTTTAAAAGTGATCGGAATACTCAAGCCGGTACCGGAATCTCAGTGGCCGGTGCGAAGCCACGACCCCAAGCGGAGCAACGTGTGGGCTAACTCTTACTTTCTTGTCCAGGAGTTTCAGGAAGACAACGGCGTCATCCGTCTGACGGTGAACACCACCAGCATTGGATGTTCCGGCCGGTGGAAGGATGGCATCAGTTGGGATGCACTGCAGGAGATAAAGTCAGCCGTTGGCTATGGGGATCGGGATGCCATGGAGATTTACCCGCGGGATGCTGATGTGGTGAACGTGGCGAACATGCGTCATCTGTGGATTACGCCGGAGCCAATTAGCTTCGCCTGGCGGAAGTAATTTTACGCTGCGTGCCCAGCGTGCGGCATGAGGAGAGATTATGGACTTAACGACTAAGCAGATTTACGAACTGGCCTGTTTCGCCGGCCTGATGTGCAGCTCACCTGAGGAGTCTCAGATTGATGAGGAAACAGAGATCAGCATCGACAATGGCGTGATTCATGGCGATGACGGTCAGGTTCAATATGAAGGGCTGCGAGCATGCTGCGCAGATTACCCGGAAGAAGGCTACATTGCACTTGAAGACTGACGCAACTGATAGCCAGTTATGAGCTGGCTTTTGGGTGCGAATGCACTGCCACGTTATCCCTTTTGCCCGGCCACGCGCCGGGCTTCTTTTTTGCCTGGAGAACCAAAATGAGCGACACAAGCCTTATCCCAGAGAAAGAAGTGATGAACAAACTTGGTGTTTCATCACGCCAGACCATCTGGAATTACACCAACCGGCACGGGTTTCCCAAGCCGGTCAGAACCCACCCTAAAGCCTACCTTCGGGAAGCTGTTGATGGATGGATCCTCAATGGTGGCGTTAACCAGAAATGTTCCTGATGTGCCAGAAGAGCTTATCAGCGTGGAGTTCATACGCTTTACGCTGAGCCTCTATCCAGTCGTGTTTGTTATACACTGCCATAACCCCGCCAAGTTCATGCCCGAGCATTCTTTCAGTAACGTGTGGCTCAACATCCATTTCAGACAGCCTTGTAACCAGCGTCCTACGGAAATCGTGAGTTCGCCAGTAACCGAGGTCCATCCCTCCCCTTATTCGATTTATGAACCGGTTGGCGGCCGCGATGCTGATCGGTTCGTTAATCTCTTCTCCGGGGAAAAGAACATCCTTATAAGTTGTCACGGCCTTTTCGAGAAACGGCTGCATTTGTTTGAAGATAGGACGGCGGATCACATTACCCATCTTGCTATGCTCTTTCGGAACGGTCCATACCATGTCATGCAGGTCGAACTCTGCTTTGGTGGCCAGCCTGAGCTCAGAAAGTCTGGCCCCCCACAGCATCAGCATCTGGTGAAGAAGTTTGTTTGACGTGGACGCCCGGCTCCTTTCTATCTCCAGCCAGATCTGCGCCAGTTCGTTATAGGAGAGAACCCGATCCCCTACTGCTGCACGGGCGCCAAAGTCTCGCGGTTGAATACTCATAATTGCGCAACTATCTATAACCTGACGTCGCATGCACCAGCTGATAGCCGAACGCAACTGGCTGAGAACTTGCCGGGCCCGACGAGGATTATCCCGCTCCTCTTCCGTGAGAAGGTCAACCCACTGCTTGACGGTGATCGACGATGCAGGTCGATTTGGAAAAGCTCCGCGCATACGCTTCATTACCGTTGACTGATACAGCGCCTGGGTCTTTTCCCTCAAAGACGTTTGAACGTAATTGTCGAACCAGTAATCAAGGCACTCTGCTACCGTTATCGCATTCCCGGCCTTCTCATCGAAGTAAGTGCGTGGATCCGTTCCGGCGAAATAGAGGTTTCGCAATTCAGCAGTAATTTGTCTGGCATCCTTCAGCGCTACTGACGGGTACCGGCCAATGCCAAGCCGCTGGGGTTTTCCATGCCATCGGTACCGGTACTGAAACTGGATAACGCCCTTGGGAGAAATGCGGACACTAAGCCCGTCGGCATCAGCCACTTCTTGTGGGCCCGAATATGGTTTACCATGAATGGTACGCAGTTTTGTGTCGCTGATAGCCATAGATAATATTTGGTACACTCAGAATTAGTGGTTTGGTACTCATCTGGTACGCAATATCACATGGACATCAATAAGCAGTAAACCACTAAATTAAACGTTCGTGGACAAACTCAGGCGCTGAAAGGGTTGTTTTTCGAGTGATAACAGTAAGTTAATTAACTAATTTGGACAAAGCTAGACAATGGCAGACACCGATAAACAACCTACCTTCCTCTTCCACGATTACGAAACCTTTGGCACTCACCCGGCGCTGGACAGGCCTGCCCAGTTTGCCGCCATCCGTACTGATGAAGATTTCAACATCATTGGCGAGCCAGAGGTATTTTACTGCAAGCCCGCCGATGAT